TGTGAATCGTGAGTTTTTCCAGGATTGGTGGTAACCGGCCTTTCCTGCTTTGCAACCTTCAGGCGGCGTAGTATCCTTAATTGGTTCGCTGGCGCTTTGGTTCGTCATTGAGCTCTTCTTGGTTAGCCTTGAGCTGGGATTGATTTCCTGGCTGTGATAGGCGTTGAGGAGCCCTCGTTTTCGAGGTTGTCTATCATCCGGTTCCGGTAGATGTAAAATATCTGAAGGCTAGTTTTGACCCTTCTTCTCTACTCTTACTTACGGCCACTCCCATATTCGGCGAGGATATCCAGCAGGTTGGCCCTGTGGACACCGATGCTTTTCTTAATTGATTAGCTATCAAACGGTGAGGTAAGCACCTCTTAGGCGATATGGAAATACAATAGGGGATTAGAGAAGGATAAAACTCAACTAGGCGGACGAAGGAAAGAAACGTTTAAGGCTACTTGTGACTTGGCCCTAAACCCGTTGGCAGCCTCTATCCTAGAGAACGCTTTGCGAGGAAGCTGGAGGCCCCACGGAGCATTATATGCTGAGTATTCTGTTCCAAGACAGGCAAGGCAAAATTGTTATACCTCAAACTAAAACACAGTCGGTGTGTAGAGGGATGGCGTATGGATGTAGTGTCCTTCCCGCGCCTTTAAATCGGGCTTAAACGAAACGGTAACATGGCCGTTAGTTTGTACTGGATCCGTAAGGTGAAGGGAGTTTTAATCTATGTAGCAACTTCTCATTCATGTACCCGGCAATTCTTGACGCTGCTGGGGAAAATAAAAATGAAGGTGGTCAAGCACCTAGCTCTACCCTTTCGAGAGATTGGTCTCTCGTGGTCGGGGGTGGTTGCGAAATCGTCGGAGACCTGGAGGAGAACAACCGACAAATCTGTGCTCCATTGGATGCTGCGCTTAGATCAAGTATCAGAGTGCTCCCAAATGGTAGACGTGTTCTCCAATTACGTTATCCTCGCCATAACAACCCAAGTGGGGTTGATTTGGCTTCTGCTGCTTTGACTCGTTATACTATTCCTATGGGTAAAGAAACTGCTTGTGGTTCTGTTAGTTATGAAGAACTTTTAGCTGGTTATTCTGGAAAAGGTCGTAAGAAGTCAAAGTCTCGTAATGGTAATGTTAGGAACACCACTAAGGAAGTGGTGAGATCAATAATTCGTGAACAGTTGAGTGGAATGGTTGGCAAGACAGCTGCTAAAGCAGCTATTGCTGGAGCTGGTAAGATGGCTCGATCCATGAAGCGTAAAGCTAAGCGAAATATTGTTCGTAAACCTAACAATATGCCAAATGGTGATTCTGGCAGCAATCAAAGAAGTGCTGTTAATGGGAATAAAATTGTTCTCGGTAAAGCGTCCAATGATTGGTTCAATGCTTACCTTAATCCCTTCCATCCGCGAGTAAAAGGAATAGGTATTCCTCGTCCTGGTTCTAACCCTTCTTATAAGGTCACCGGGTTTGTTCGTGGTACTGGCGTAATAGGGCTTCAAGGTGTGGGGTATGTGTACGGCATGCCCTCTTTGGCCAACGATCGGGCTTGTGCTGGTGTGACCACAGCAGCCTATAATGCGCTTAACCTTGCTCAATTTTCCAACTCAACTTCCGTCATTTTACAAACAGGCAATGCTCACTCCCCTAGGTCTGTTTATATGCAAAATTTGCCATATAACTCAGCAGCAGTTGTCTCCAATGACGTTGAGGCCAGAATTGTAGCAGTGTCGTTGCGCATGTACTATACAGGAACTGAGCTCAATAGATCTGGCAACTATTATTGCATAGTTGACCCGGATTTCATTGATATAATCGGTTCTCCTCATAGTGATGCTAGTGCAGGTAATGGATGGACAGCAGATTATATGTCTACTATGGATGCTTGTGAGATTATTCCAGTTGGGAAATCAAACGAAGCTCGTATAGTCTGGGTTCCTCCACGTCCTAACCTTTATGACTATCCTGGTGCTACAGCTAGTAATGCCCGCAAAGTCTATCCATTTTGTGAGAATCAGCTTCAGTTTGATTCTACCACTTCTGGGTCTTGTGGTGCCATTATGATCACTGGAGTCCCTGGAGAGACTTTCTATTACGAGTTCATAGTTCATGCTGAGTATTTCGGCCGGATTGTGAACAATGCAGCCCTCACGGCCTCTTATTCTGACATTGTTGGATTTGATGCCTTGAGTTGTGCTATGGCTCGTGGTGTTCGAGCTGCTGCTAGTGATCGTAATGGAAATCTCAACCGGTGCATGCTCCAAGAGGTAGCTCGTGAAGGTATTGTCGCAAAGAAATATTGATGGCGATGGGGCTCTGATTGCGTGTCAGAGTCCCTCGGTCAATTGGGGGTGTTGAACGGGGGTCTTGGAAGTGAAGACCATCTGATCATCGCTATTATTATTTCTTCATACTTAGGAAGAGGTGCTCAACCTCCAGACAACCGTTCTGTGGTTGTTGGTGGTGATAGAGGTCAGGAGCCCGCTGTGGTTGTGCCACAGGGGAATGTTCAACCTGACGATTTCATCAACCAGGTGGATGAGTTCTTATTTCGTGTCGATGTCGAATCCCATCCTTTCCCCGAAGACATATTCAACCCGAGATTCGTTTTCTCGGTTGGAGAACTCTTTGATGAGAATTGGAATTCGATTTTTACCCCCACACAGTTTTTCGATCAAGGTGGAAATCCGTTTTGTGGTGTTTCTGCAATCTTCTATGCTTGGTATGGTGAACATCCAGATTATGAAGTTTGTGTGCAACTACGAGATGATGTTTTCGCTGGATCCGACATTGGTTCGACCTTCGCTCTTGCGCGTGTCTTGGCTTGGGTTTCAGATCAGTCTGCTCTACTAGCAATCTATCATAAGGTTCATGGTGAGTGGATTCTGACTCCTGTTGGCCTGGGTGGGCGTCAGTATGTGGTGGATACACCGGTTGTTATTCTTAGGTACACTTCTAATAGTGATCTAGGTGATGATGCGGTGGATTCAGTGCATGGGCATTGGGATTGTGTCTATACTTCTTTACCTGAACCTCTCTTCTTTACCGAGGATACTGAGGATGGTTATGTATACACCGGTGGTGGTGTGTACACTGCCACTGGGGTTAACCTAACCAACCAACAAATAGTGTATATACCGTTGGATATTGGGTTTTCCGCTAATGGCCATACCTTACCTCAGACTCCTGCTGGTTTCTTTGCCTTTTCTGGTGCTGGCAAGAAAAAGAAGAAAGCTAAGAAGCAAGATCACCCTGACACCCCTGAGAGCGAGCTCGCTGCCCAGATCAATCGTGCGTTGAGTCAGTTAGAAGACTTCCATGGTAATTCCGGTTTTCGGAACAAAAACGTTGACCACCAAAAGAAGGTCAATGGTGGAAGGAATGACCCTGACGATATGCGTGAGAGACCTGTTGGACGGATGCATCCTGCTGCAAAGAGGCAAGCGGATCGTGAGGCAAAACAGCTAGATAGAGAAAGCAAGTATGTGTTGATTGTTTTCTCTTCGCTTATACCTCATGGTTGGGATGGTGAAGAGCTTTACTATGTTGTTGAGACTAGTGAAGATAACCCTTTACCGGAAGCTTTCAGTAAGTGGGATGTGGACCAAGATCGTTACGCTGTTGGTTTTAACACTGGTGTAGTCCGTCCTTGTCGAGATGAGTCCGTTGACGTTAAACAGGTCGTTTTCAGCAAACCTGGTTATTGTAAAGTGGACTTAGAAGATGGGGATAAGATTGTCAAGGCCCGTGGTTGCTACTCAGAGTTAGATTTCAATGAGGATTTTGTTTATGATGGCAAATTATATGAATCTTGTTCATTTGTGTATTTTATTCCTTTCATGGAATTCCTTAAGAGCAAGGTTAGTACTGCCGTCTGTACCGAAACCCACCGAAATATGGCTCTGGCCGCCGTGAATCGACATTATCCAAACTTCAACCATGATGCTGTGGTTGCTGACACTATCTCGGCATTTATGTATTATAATGCATTCCGTCTCTTTAGACAACAAACTGGTTATGGGAAGTTTGTTGTTGAGCATAGGGACAGATTGATTGATTCTGAGATGGTTAAGTTTGGTGAGTTGGAGATTCAGGGTGACGTGGCTTACTACCCAAGCATTGATTGTCCTGTGGCTGACAACTATCCGTTCCGTGATGATTGTGCGTTGGTTTTTAGGGCTAACCGCAATGGTCGCGACACTGTTGATGGTGTTTATACTGCTGCGTTGGAAGAACTTCAAGGTGCAAACTGGACGTATCCAAAGTTTGTTACCTCTGTTCCCGATGCTAATGGTGGTAGATACTATCGTTCTACATTCCTTGGGTTCTGGCCTGCGAACGCTGCCCCGTTCCTTACTTACTCTGTTAACGCTTTGAATGCCTGTAAGGCACTCAAGCGGATGTGTGGAGCTCGTGAGAATAGGGATTTTGATAAATTGTTGACTCGTTTGCAGTACTCAGCTTTTGGGCATGTTTTTTACAGTGAAAAGACCGGATGGCGTCCTGACGTTAACCGTGATGTTTTTGACCCCAGTCCCACGTGGAGGCAGAGGTTCTTAGACATTGCCCGCTTGCGTATTATTCACAGAGATGGATCCCCGAAGTTATTTGAGGGATTTGTTGCTGGTAACAAGAATATATGTGAGCACGTCAATGAGTCGGTTGCGCGGTATTATTGGGGTTCACCTGAGCAACGGAAATATAAACCGTCTTATTACGGCAATCCAGTCCATTTGACTCGTGAGTCTTTTTGGTCTGGTGCTGAACGGGTTATAGAATGCGATGGTGATGCCAATTTGCTTTGGTTTGACGAACATTGTAAACTCCAATTGATTTTTGATCAAATGGAGGTTGGGTTTGGGGAGCTGTTGAGTGACTTTAACAAGACCACTCTTCAGTCTTATGCGGACTCTCATCCTAATTGGATTTATAAACGGAATTTTGAGAATTTCAAGACATTTTTGAGTTATCAGGAATGCCGTGAAGATCTTAGTATGATTGATCATATTAAGAAGGCTCTCAGGATGATGTTTGTCCAACGTGAGATTGTCCACACTCCGGATAACAACATGACAAGGTTCGTTGAGGCTCGGGTTAAGAAGGAATTTGCCAAGCAGGGCAAGGTTCCTCGGCTCTATGTTACTTATGACGCTGGTTGTATGTACGCTAATGAGCTGCCTGAGTGGGCTAAGGTGTGTCTTAATGGCATGCGCAAGTTCGTATCCAACGGAGTCACGGTCTATGTCAACATTTTTGCCAAACCAACTAGTGTTGGTCTTCGGGACGCCTTCAATCATCTTATTGATTGTATGTGCAGGAAGGATGAGGTTTACATCTTAATCTACTCCGATGACTCCTGTTGGAGCGGCAATCTAAACGGTGTACCCTTTGCTTTTAATGTCGATATCTCATCATGTGATTCCGGCAATAAAGGCGGGGTATTTGGCCTTATCTTTATGTTGCTATCTCAGTTCTCCCCTGAGTTAGCTCTTGGTCTGTGTTCCCAGTGTGCAAATGTCATTAAGTTGACGAACCCTGAGAACCCTGACGAACTATGCGAGATTTACATGCATAGTTTATTTGAGGGAAGCGGTACCGTTTTGACCACTATATTGAACCACGTAGCTATGTACATGATTGCACAGGCTGCGTTGGTTCTTTTTGGTTCAAGACGGACTCTAATTTCCTCTTGGGAGGAGGTGTCCTTTTTAGTCGAGAAAGCAGGGATGGCATTTGGCCACGTGCTTTCTGTGGAACCGGCTAGGGATTCCTTGGGGTTTTGCCCTGAAAAAATCCAGTTCCTCAAACGCTCACCTTTGCGTCTTACCACGGGCGAGTATGTTCCTGTTTTAAATTACGGGACCATATTCAGAGGATTTGGTTCGATCGAAGGTGACTTAACCGCTGATATGGTTGGAATGTCGGTGGTTGAGTTTGCGCAGCTGAGTAAGGAGAAACGCGCTGAAGTGTTTCTCTCTGGGGTCGTGGCGGGCCTCAAGAACGAACCCAACTCTATCGTTCTCTCAGCTTTACGGCGTCGTTTTGATAAGCTTCCCGGCTCTATTGCCGGCGTGTGGGAGAATTTAGATTCGTCTAAGTTTTCTTCACAGACTGCAAAACTCTTTAACGAGGAGGAATGGTTTCCATCGCTAGGTGGTGATGTTGAAACCTCTTCTTTGTGCCGTAGATATAACCTCACGACAAGTGAGCTTGCCGCATTCGCTGGGAAGATCTCAAATGCTCGTATCGGGTATTTGTATCCCGATGTTTGCGTCGGCGCTTTTGCTAGCGTCGATTATGGCTGCAAACTTGATTGAGGTTATATGCACCACCTTTCCCTATTTCAGCTTGACTTCTGCCTGATGTGTTGTTCCAGGGGTTGTTTTAGATCGTGCCATTAATTTGGAAGGTCCGGTTGAACAGGGTGTTCAGTAAGTCGTG